CGACGCTAGCCCCGCCACCGAGCGGCGCACCGAGCATCGCGCCACCGATGCCGGCAAGCCCGCCCAGCATCGCGTTGCGCTGCTGCATTTGCTGGCTGTACTGGTTCATTTGGCCGTCATAGTTGGCCTTGTTGAGCCCTATGTAATCCACCGTGCCGACGTTGACGCCCGGTGCGTTGACCATGTTGGGCGACACCGTGCCCATGCCGAACTGGACGCCCGGCGACAGCTCGCGCATTTGCTGGCCGCGCTCGTTGATGGCCTGCCCCCAAGCGCCCGTGGCGAAGTTGTTGCGGGCCTCGTTCTGCTGCAAGGCAACATCGCCCATCTGCGAACGGAACGCCTCGCTCGACGGGTCGAACCCTTGGTTCCGCAGTCGGCTTTCCGCTGCGGCCCGCATGCGCTCGTTGCGCGGGTCCATGGTTTGATCGTACATGCCAAGCGCGCGATCGATGCCGGTGGACTCGCCGGCCTGGCCAAAGTAGCGATCGGCCAGCCCACCGAGCCCCCCGGCCATGCGCTGGCCTTTGGCGCCGAGCTGCTGGTTGACCTGAAACACCGGGTTGCCGTTGGCATCGGTTCCGTTCTGGCTCCAGTTCACGGTGTTGCCGAAGGCGTCGGTCTGGTTCGGCCGATTGTAGGCCGCCTGCTGCTGCGCCGTTCGCGTGTTCTCGGCGGCCTGCTGTTGGCCGACCGCGGCGACGTTGATTGGTGCCGGCGCTTTAGGAGATTTGAACAGCGAGCCCATCGTCACCCCTCTTGAGCCACCGGCAAGCCTCCGGCGTCATGTAGAACCGCAGCGCGTCCTGTCCGCGCCCGTAGTAGTCGCGTTCAACGCCCTCGAACTTGAACCCGAACTTCGGCGCGGCCTTCTTAACCGCGCGGTTGCTCTTGGCCGTGCGGATCTCGAGGCGGTAGACGCCCGACCCGAACACGCGCGCGAACATCTCCCGCCATGTGTCGTTGCTGGTCTTGCCGTACAGGTGAAGCTCGGCCGTCGTGTCGTTTTTGGCGGTCAGCACAAACGCCCCGACCAGCACGCCGTCTCGGTTGATGACGCCCATGGAAACAGACGGCTGCTGCTGAACGTGGACGCCGTAGCGAAGCGCGACCCATGCGTTGACGGTCGCGTCATGGCCGAGCACGAGATGCATCAGAGCGCGCCCCCGGTCTCTGCCATCACCAGAAACCCGTTGATCACAAGGCTTTCCTCTACCGAACCGTTGGCGCCCCACGTGGACGCGCCCCACGTGGCCGTGCTCCACTCGCCACCGGCAATGCTGGCGTCGAAGCCCACCCGGCCGACGAACTTGATTGACCCGAACGCGCCAATGCCGGCCATTCCGATCCAATCGGACGACACGTTGACGGATGAGCCGAACACCGCGGTGCCGAACAAGGCTGTGCCGAACTGCGCCGACGACGGAAGCGCCGCGAACGACCCCGGCGAGAGTACCGAGGTCTCATAGAAATCCGTGCTGATGCCGATCTGTGGCCGGTAGGCGCCCGTCCCGGTCAGCAGCGCGCGGCACTGAAGCCAGCGCTTTGTCTGCGCCGTGCCGAGCGCTGTGTAGGCGGTCTGTCCCGTGGCCGTGATGGGCTGATCGAAGTCAAGCGAGCCGGTGTCGGCCTTGAATACGGTTCCAGTATTGCCGCCGAAGTACAGGTTATCGTCATAGACCAGCCAACAGTTGGCGTTGTGGCTGTCGAACTCACACCACGCGCCGGTCAGGGTGTTCATGACATACTGACCCGACGCGCTATTCTCGCTGCTCGGAATGTTGACGATGAGCCGCGTTCCGCGCGGATAGACGATCGCCTCCCAGCCCCACACCGACGCGTAGGAGCGCGCCGCGCTGTTGAAGGCCGGCGAGATGTTGGCCGTGAGCGCGACCCGGCCGGCTTGGCTCTGATCGACCGAGAGCAGCTGAGACAGCGGAAACACGCCTTCCAGCGTGATGAGTGCCAAATCCGCGCCGTACTTGACGAAGCACCGCCGGCCAATCGGGGCCGGCACGTCGTAGGTGCCAACGAGGGACCACGTGTTAGCGCTGGCCGGGTCTGTGCCCTGGTATAGAGCAACCTGCCCTTCGCTCGAGATGAACACCGCGTAGTCATCGGGGCCGGAGCCGCCATCACGCGACCACGTGCCCATGGCCACGAGGTGCCCGCCGCGCGTGAACACGCTCCCGAGCGCGAACGACGTGGCCGCACCGGCTACCGCATCAGTGGCGAGATAGTAAGCCGTGAGACTGTCGTTGATCGTAAACCACAGCCGCTTTTTGTGGCTGTTGACGTGCACGATGCTGGTGGCCGTCACTCCAGTGAGCGATGGCGTGGCCCACACCGTGCCGTTGAAGTGCCTCGGATCATCAGCACCGTTGCAGATCCAAAGGTAATGGCCGGCGCCCGTGGTGATGTTGACGTGCTGCCAGCGCGCGTTGTTGAGCCCCGTCAGCGACGAACTGGCCGCCGTTGAAGGCGTCGTCACGTCATAGATGGCCGTGCCTGCCGCCGCGAACATTTTGGACGATGCAGGTCCGCGCCACGCCATCAAGCTTTCAACCGATGACGTGTCCGTGCCGACGTCATAGGCGTGCCGAACGTACCCGCGCCGGATCTCGCCATAGCCGGGGCGCGGAAACCAGTTCTTGAGCTGAACCGCCCGGTCTTCAGGCATGGCGGACAGCGGCGACGCGGCGTCCCAGCCACCCACCGGGAACGGCAAAGGACGGGTCCGGGCGACGGGGCGGCGTTTGGCGTTAGGGCGAAGCGGGGCGCGCTGCAGCATCAGGTGAGCGACCAATTTCCATCGGCTATGGAAGGATCGGAAAGCGTTGTGCCGGGCTGGTTGCCGAGATCGAGAATGCGCATGCCGCCGTCATTCGCCTTGCGCTCACTGACAGCTTCCTCATACGAGCGGAATGCCTCGGAGTAGTCGAGACCGCGAGCCCGCAGGAATCGCCACACGACACCGAGCGACACCAGTTCCTCGTCCAGAAACGTGATGTCGTCGTCGTTGGCCCATTTGAGCGCCGTGGCCGACGTGTCAGCGGCGAGCCCGCACCAGTACTTCGACACGTACTCGTAGGCGATCGTCTCGGCTGCTGTTGGCGTGGGCGTGAGCCGCAAATAGTTGCCGCGGATGTAGACCGCCGTCCATGTGCCGACAGTCAAGTTGGCCTGCATCTGCTGCCAGCGCTGCGGCGTGATCGGACCCACCACCAGCCGGTCTTGGGTCCGATTATACATCGTGCCTTCCAACAGCCGATCGAAGTCGGTCGGAAGGGCATAGGCGACCGTGCCGTTGACGGTCGCAAACGTGTGTTCGTTGGTGATGCGCTGCCAAGCGTGCCGGCGGGCCAGCTCAACACCCTCCTGATTGGAGAGCGAGAGCATCATGCGAACGTTAGGCTCGCTCGACGAAATGACCGCTGTCGGGCTCGGGATGCCGATCCGATCGGCTGCCGCCTGGATGATGGTCAGCAGGCTCATGTGGTCAGGTGCTCACGGGCTCGTCAGCGGCATCTTTCGGCGGCCGCCCACGGCGCGGAGCAGCAACAGCCTGCAGCGCCTCCAACTCGCGCATGCGAATGAGGTTCTTAGCCGCCTGCCAAGAGGTCAACCCGCCCATGCCGAGCGACTTGGCTGCCGCTTCGTCGAGCGCGGCCAGTTCTTCGGCCGTGCGAACGCCTTTCAAGCGGTAGCCGAGCGCGACGTTGTTATCGACGCCAGGAACGTCCGTCAGCGGCGAGCCCTCGATGGGGATCTCCTGATTGCCGGAGCTGTAGGCGGCCCAATCCTTGGCGAACCGCTCCGTGTCGGCTGGCGTCACCTTGCGAACCACGGTGTTGGTATCACCGATGATGCTGATCTCGATGTAATCGCGGCCGGACTCGCCGCGGAAGAATTTGGCACGCACTTTGCCGAGCACTTCGCTCATGTGTCACCTCGGTTGTGGCCGGGCAGGACCATCCTGCCCGGCCGGTTGTCGTCAGTCGGGGAACATGCAAAGCACGATCTTCGCCGACGCATCGATGGCGACGGCGCAGATGTGATCGGTGCTCGCCGTGGTCACGTCGAGCGTGCCGTCCGTCGCGCCGGTCGGCGTGAGCGGGTCGCCGTCAGCGCCGGCCGTGAGCGCCGTGGTCAAAGTCGCCTGGCCGCGCACCTGTATCCAGCAGTACTGACCATCGGTGGGAGCCGACTGCAGTACACCAGCGCCGACCTCTGCCGAGTCCGACAGGTCCGACGTGACGACGTGCACCTGCCCGGCCGACGTGCCGGACACAGCGTAGACGTAGCAGACATTGCCGGCCACGGCTGCGACAGAGCCCGCGCCGGTATCATACTGGACGTACTTGTAACGCTTTGTTCCCTGGCTCGTGGTCAGGGCCGCGAGTGTGCCGAGCGCGAATTCGGCTGACGAATGAACAGCCGTAACGTCAATGCTTGAAAGCATCATGGTGGTGTTCTCCTGTAGCGTGGGGCTGGATCAAGCGCAGATCACAGCCTGCCGCTCGCGGTTGCTGATCGTCATGTTGCCGGCCGCGTACATCGGCATGACCACGGCGTCCTGGTTCACGCTCGCCTTGTCCGGGGCGGGCTTCATCCACCGACCACGTGCCTTCCGCATGAAGATGTAATCCGTATTCAGGAAGTACATCCGCGTCGCGGCGCACTGGTCGTCGTAGACCACCGGGGTATTGCCGCCGTAGGCATAGGCGATGTTGGTGAAGCCGGCGCCCGCGCCCTTGGTGTCAGTGAACCGCTGGTTCGCCTGCAGGCTCTCCAGGTAGTACAGAAAGTAGGTCTGCCCGGCGGTGATGATGTCGGGCGAGTCGGTGCCGCGGATCGTGTTGATCCATGCGGTGTTCATGGCGCGCTGGATGGTGGTGGACGACGCCGTGATTGAGAGGGTCGAGAAATCATAGACGTAGTTGCGCCACCACGCGTAGGTCGTGCCGCTGATGCCGCCGACCGTGTTGGTGTTGGTGTCGGCCACGAGCAGCTGGAGCCCGCCGAACTCCTTGCCGCTCGAACCCGTCCCATCGGCATAGATCGCCGTCGCCACAGTGTTCGTGAGCGATTTCTTGAGGTTCTTCATGCGGGCCGAAAGCAGATTGTGCACCGCCTCGCGACCGCTGTTCTGGATTTCCTCGAGGCCCGTGATCGTGACGTTGCCAGCGAGCTGCTTGTAGTTGAACTCTGCCGCCGTCATGGTCTCGGAGGCGTCAATGCGCAGCGGCTCGGCGCCCGCGTACCACATGACGTTTGGGTTCTCGGCGTACTCGAGTTCCTGGACGATGGTGCGGCCAGTCGCTTCCTTGCCGTTGCCCTTGCGCTCGATCTGCTTGAGCAAAGCGTTGTGGTTGGTGATGTTGTCCGCGATCTCGCCGGAGTAGCCCTGCAAGGTCGTGGTGATGAGGTCGGTGAAGGATGAGTTCGGTGACGGCATAGCTCAGTGGTCCTTATTGGATGCCTGCTTGGTCGAGCGCCGCAGATATGATCGCGTCCAGCCCGCCCGCCTTGGTCACGCCGCCTGGGGCCACGCCGTTCGTGCGAACGGGAGCGGCCTTCCTGGCTTTGGACAATGCGGCTTGTTTCGCAGCTTCAGCAGCACTCAGCCGGCGGGTGATCTCCTGCGAGATGCGATCCTCGATCGGCTTCACGGCGATGCTGTAGGCATCCTCCAGCGTGTTGGCCTTGCCCTCCTTCAGAAGCTGACCCATGGTCGCGCGAACCTCATTGAAATGAGGATACTTGGGCGATCCATCGGCGTTGGTCTGGGAGGTGAAAGCCTGGATGGTGGAAGCCAGTTTCTGCTGCTCGACTTGGCTGTTCTGCGACTCAAACTGCTGCAGTCTCGCCTGCAGTTGAACGACCTGATTGCGCAGGTCATGAACGACCGGGTAAGCCTGCCCCATGGGTGACATGGGATCGGCGAACGGGTCTTGCTCGGGAGGGGCGAACGGAACGCCGATCTGCTGGGCAAGTTGCGCGAACAGCTGCACCTTCTCCGCATAGGGCGCGAACTGCAGCCGGTGATCCATGTCGAGCACGTGCGCCACGTAGGCCGCCGGATCTGGCGTCACTTGGCGAATGCGATGTTCATGGGGCTGCAGCGCGTTGACCAGCGGGCGGGCGGCGTTGACGGCCTGCTCATACTCGGCAATGCGCTCGGAATAGAAACGGTCGCGGCCCTGCACCACGTCGAGCGCGATCTTCTGCGCCTCCGGGGGCAACGCCTTGAACTGCTGCACCTGCTCCGGCGCCCATCCCCGGAAGTGCCCCTCGGAAATCTCCGGCTGGGCTTCTGGCTTTGGCGCGGTACTCGCTACAACGGGCGCGGTCTCGGATGTCCCCTCGGGGGGAGCCTCGCCGGCCTCGGATGGGGTGGGCTCGCCTGCCTTCGGGGCAAAGCGGCCCTTCTCGTCTCGTGCGCGGTCGCTGGATGGCTCGCTTTCGGCCTCATCCAGTGCCTTGCTGATTACATCGTCGAGCGACGGCCGCGCCTCCGTGACCGGCGTGTCCGGCGTGTCGTCGAGCGCGGGGATTTCGTCTGCAATCACGTCCATAGGATCAGCCACGCAATTCCCCTCGTTTCCATGCGTCCCACCAGACCGGCTTGGTGCTGCCGGTCCAGTCGTCGCCACACTGTTTGATGCCGTATCGCTGCTCGTGCTCGCGGAGCTGACTGCGGCTGGTCAGTTGTTTGCCGCCCGGCAAATCGATCTGCGCCATGTCAGGCATGAAGCGATGATCGCGCCGGCCTTCCAATGGTGCAGCCAAGTGCTTCGGCACCAGCTTGCCGTCACGGATAACGTAGGTTTCTCGTGCCATCAGATGGCCCCCCAATAGTCCCGCAATTTTCCTCGCTGCGTTGAATCGAGCAGGCGGTTGATGATCAACAACTCCCGCATTTTGGCGCCGCAGAACAGGCCCGCCGGTCGGCCCTTGCCAAAAAACAGCGTGCCAGCGCCGTGGGTGTTGGAATGGGCAATAGTGCCCGTGTTACCTTCGGTGAAGAAAAACGTCGCGCTGCCCGACTCGAACAGCGCCCAGGCAGACTGTCGCGTGCTCGTAGTCGGGACCACCTTGCCGGGGCTGCTGATTGCGTTGGTCGCGTTGCGATCGATAGCCACGCCGCCGGTGGCCGGCTGCAAGCACAGCCCGCGATAGTCGCTGTCGCTGGCCGACATGCTCATAATCTGCCCAAGACCACTGCCTGATGTCGTTGTCGTCGCGTCGAACACGACTGCAATCGTCATCGGGTACGTCGTAATCGACAGCGCCACGCTCATGAAGTCGTCTGTGCCGTCTGTCTGAACATGACCGCCGGTTTTGTAGAGCGGCTTGAGCGTGGCACTCGATTGCGTGAGCGCCGTGCTGTTGACGTTGCCCAGCCACCGCCCCACCGGGTCGTTGTTGGCCGTGACCGGCGTTGCCCCGCCTGTGTCCTGGGACAGCTTGGACAGGTCGTCAGCGTTCCACCAATCGCCCGAAAAACCAGCGAACAGATCGCCCGGCGCGAACAGCTCGAACGTGTTCATGGCCGACCAAGACGAGAACCCCTGATCAACGGCAAAGGCATTCATCGCGCCGGGAAGCCCCGAATAGCTTGTGCCAAGCGTCTGGTTGATCCACGCGAGCATCCGACCGTTCCAATCGCCTGCCGCGATGCCGTCAGCATCAAACAGTGCGGACCAGTCGCCGTTGTAGTCGAGCGTGGTGCCGGTGATGGCGCGGACTGCGGCTTGTACGCCGCTCTGATTGCTCATTCGTCGTCGGGCTTAATGATCTGACCATGCAGCACCTCGTGCTGCTCCCACGCGCTGCACACGGCAAGATCGAGCGTCACGACCTTGTGCCGCTCGCACGTCGCCGCGCTTTTGCCTGTGTCGCGGCCGTCCCATTCCCGGCAGGTCGCGCACTTCGGGGCGCTGTTCTCGCGGCGGGTTTCGAGGTGCGGGTTCATGGGTATAGAACCGCCTTTTCAGCCTTCAGCAGAGCGTCTTTCATTCGCGTGTTAACATCCAGCTCGTCGCTGGCGTCAAACTCCGCGATGGCTTTCTCAGCAATCCGTTGCCGCTCGTCTTGCGTGGCGTCCCGACCCAAAGGAGCGCGGCCATATATCCGTCTACTGCTGTAATCGTAGGTCATCGCGACATCGCGAATGATGTTATGCTTGGTCACTGCAGCATCCTTCCGTCAGGGCCGACGCTGGCCACCTTGGCGTCTGCCATCGCCTGCGCCTTCTGCACATCGATGACCGCGCTCTGCTGCTTGACGGCCATATCGGCCTGCTTCATCTGCAAGTCCATTTGCTTGCCGGCCATGTCCATCTCGTGGGACTGCTGATCGCGCTGCATCTCAGCCTCAGCTTTGACCACGGCCGGATCAGGCGGCGGCGGCTGAGGTGGCGCGGACAAGCGCTGCTGCATAGCCTGCATCGTCTGATCGATGGCGTCCTCGAGTTGGCGCCCGGCCTTGAAGCCGCGCACGCCAAACGCCAGCATCTCACCCACCAGCGGCATCATTTCCGGCGCAACCTGCACCAGCGGCATCCACTGTTGAGCGAATCCACCCATGGCTGTGAGCAGCTCGACGCGACTTTGCTTTTCTGCCTCGGCATCCTCAAACACCGTGCTGTCGGTCTCGATATCGATCGAGTAGCCACGCGCACGGTCGGACCGGATCATCTCGACGGCGGCAGCAAACGTCTCATCCGGCTGAAGGCCGGTCATCTCCGCCAGCTTGCGCGGCTCAAAGTGCTCGCAGATCAGTTCAGCCTTGATCCGGTATGCGTCGCGGACCCACCGCTGCACCTCGCGCTGCCGATCCTTGAGGCGCATACTCCCGAATTGGGCCTTGATGTTCTGCGCCGTCGCGGTCTCGCTGGCATCGGTCGCGCCGCGCATAATGTCGGAGATGCCCGTCACCTCGTAGATCGATTGAACACGCTGTTCTTTTTGCTTGTACAGTTCAGAAAGAATGGCCGCCGTCGCGGACACGTCCTCCACCTGGAACACTGCCGGCAGGCCGCCCTTGCTCGCCAGCATCTGCATGTCTTTGGTCGGGATAAACTCGTTGTCGCCGGCCCGCGCTAGTCGCTTCAAAGCTTCGATCGAGGCATCATAGACGCCGCGCCGCTTGAGCTGCTTGGTCAAATGCGAAATGCGCGCCTCGAGTTCGTCGAGGTCGTCGGCCTGGTCCTCGTACTGCAGGTAGTCAGGCGTGGGCATGCAATTGTCGTTGCCCGTCGTCGCGAACAGCGGGCACGGAATAGGCCAGAACCCCTCGAGGCCATAGGGGTCATCGTCCATGCGCAGCACTCTGGAATGGCCCTTGACCACCCACACGCGCGAGCGGTCCCGCTTGTCCCAGATCTCCCAAACCTCCGCGCGCTTCATGTCGTCGGGGATGTCCCTGTCTGACGTGCGCGCGTCGTCCATCTCCGGCGACCAGTTCAGCGGAATTGTTTCAGGGTCTGCGAACCTGTTTTCGCGCAGATCTTCCCGCGTCATGCGATGGCGGAACGCGATCCACCACCAGTCTTCCCACGTGCGGCCGGCGCTGTGCCGGAAATCGTTCCAGTAGATATACTTCTCGACGACCTTCTGATCGACGACGGCTTCCTCGGTGACGGGCTGGCCGGTCTCGTCAACGGCGGGCGCTGCCGTCATTGGATCAATGACCGGCACTTGGCCCATCTTGGGCTCATAGTCGAGCCGCACTACGCCACGACCGGGCAACACCAGATCCTTGACACCGCGCTTGTAGACCCGATCATGCTCGGATGTGTCGGAGCAATAGACCAGCGAGCGCTCGATAATGTCGGCGCCCATGCGGGCCACGGGGTTGCGGTCTGCGAAGCGCCTGCGAACATCAGGCTTGGGCGTGCGAGCGTACAGCGCGGCGGTCAGTGTCTCGGTGTTGGAATACAGGATGTTCAGCCGCTTTGACGACTTCGACACTTTGGCCGCAGCGTTCTTCTCGGCCTTGTAGCGCTTTTCGATCCGCTCGCCTTCCTTCACCCAATCACGATGCTCGCGGTCGGAGATAGAAAGCTGCATGACCCAAAAGCGCGCGGACGCTTCAGGCGACACGCGGCGCTGGTCGTTCGCTTTGTCGAGATCACCGGAGCCGGCGTCACTCGGCATCGGCTTCGTCCATGAGGTCGTTGAGCGTCACAGGCTTGAGCATGGCCTTGATGGGGTCTGGCTTGGGGGCCGCGTCGAGCGCAGTCAGACCGCAGTTAATGGCGTACTCTCCGAAGCTGTCAGCGGCGTGCGAATTGATGTCGTGCTCCGGCGTCGTGTAGCTCTGCAGCGTGTCGTTGAACTTGCGGCGATAGCGCTGAAGCCGCTGCAGACCGATCTTGACGCGCGGCGTCATGTGAAAGCGCACGATCGGCAGCAACTCGCGCACAGCCGCAATTCTGTCCTCCGGGTTGGCCGGAACGCCCTTACGAACGTTCGGCACGCCAATGCGCTGCACCACTTCGACGCGCGACCTGGCGCCACCGCCCCACTCCCTCACTCGGATATCGTGCGGGAGGTAGCTGTCCGCGTACCGAAACGGCACATGCCGGCCAAGCGTCTCAAGAGCTTTGGCCTTGTTCCACCCTGCAAAAGCATCGTCCCACGTGGGCGGAACGAACACCTCCGGCATACAGGTTGACACGATCTGCGGTGCTCCATCCCCGCCGGCTTCGTAGTAATCGACCACGGTCGGCCGCAGAATGCCGTTGTGCGGCTGCTCCTGAACGAACCAAACCGAAGTGTAGTCATCCACGCCGAGATCCCAGGCCGTCTTAACTGGAAGGCCAGTGACCGGCGGAAAGCTGCCGACGCGGCCTTCCTTTTCAGCCTGCGCGATCAAGCGGGCGTAGTAGGCTCCCTCCGAGACGATCTGATACCCACCACCCCATACCCATTCGGCCATCTCGGGGTCAGCGCGGTAGTCGTCTTCCATCTCGTGCCGCAGCACTTCGGGAAACCACGGGTTATCGTACCAGTTCACGCGCACCACGGTCGAGTTGCGCGGAGGCTCAGCGCCACGCAGAAACTTGTCTACCGCGTCCGTATCGTGCCGGGGATTCCACGAAAACCAGATTTCAGAACCCTCTTTGCGGATGGTGGGTCGAAGCAAGCGCAGCGAATGCTCGCTTAGCGTCTGCGCTTCTTCAACCCACGCCACATCAAACCCTTCCAGTGATTTGATGTTCTCGGCGTTGTACGTCTGCATACCCTTAAAGATGATCAGCGAGCCCGATGCGCGTCCCTTGCCTATGATCGCATCGCGCTGCACGTCGAACGATGCGCCGATGCCAAGCCGCTGGATCTTGTCTTCCAGCAACTGCTTGACCGAATCCTTGATGGTGTCTTGCACCTCGCGAATGCACACCGCGCGGGTGGGCTTGGCGTAGCAGCGCAGAACGATCTGCTCAGCGAAAAAGTGTGACTTGGCCCCGCCTCGGCCGCCGTAGGCCCCCTTATATCGGGCGGGTTTGAGCAAAGGCGCCAGCTTCCTCGGCACCGAAGCTCGTATCGTGTTGGGCATCCACTATGACCATCTCAACGCGCGAATGCTGCTCAATCGGGTTTTCAGGGTCGCCGGTGTGTTCGATGGCGGCTAACCTGCGATGCAGGTACGGGGCCGCGGCCTTGGCGCAGTCAATGACCGTGGCTTGGTCTTTGCTGCTGCGCATGATCTCCAACAGCACCTCAAGCGGAGTGACACCTGCGTCCCTGATCGACGCCACCCGCTCGTCAATGACAGCTCGATCGATGGCCGTCTTAGTGGTGGTCGATCCCTTCGGCCGTCCAGCCCCTTCCCTTTTTCCGCCTCGCATTGATTTACTCTGATTTTTTTGATTTACAAATCAAAGGGCTACGCAGCCCGCGCTGGGATGATTGCCTTCCCGACTGTAAGGACAGACGGCAGCGGCTCCGGCTTTGTTTCACGTGCAACGCTGTCATTAGCCGGACGAAGCGGGACCACCTCAGCAGTGTGCTGCGGGGCGGTGTCGTGCTCCATGCCGTAGACCAGCAGGCCGAAGTGCACCCCGAACATGCCGAGCAGCATCATTGTCACGGCGCTGAACACGGCAATCATGAGCTGAGCTTCAGCCTCTGTGCTCCCGAGCTTGCCTGCAATGAGCGTAGCCATG